AATTCTTCGAATAATTCCAGAAGTAGAAATACCACCAACTCCATTTGAACCATAGAAGTTTAATGCAATAGGATTGGATGCTCTTGCTCCTAAATCAATCTTACCCCAACTGTAAGAACCAAAGTAGAAGGAACTTGAAATTCCACCAGTATATACTGTGTATGTTCCAATACCGGAATCAAATGTATAATCTTCAGAATCAAATGTAAGTAATGATGAAGAGAATGTTTCCGCATTATAACTTCCAACATTAGTAAAGATTCTATTTACATATGTTGTTCCAATTCCGATAACATTTACTTCAATAATTTCAGAAGAATATACTTGATATACATTATCAATAAATTGTGTTCCAATGCCAATAGAATTGCCAGATAAATCCAATGAAGTTTGACTTGTTGTTGCAAGTCCCACATTAGAATCTTTAACTACAAAGAAATCACCCGTTGAAATACCACTGATTGTTGCTGCAGTAGATACGATTGAAGTATCTCTTAAGAAAGAGTTTGGTGGAATGAATAAATCGAAGATAAAACGATTAAGTGTGCCAATTGTAGTTGTTCCAAATCCAACAATACTACCAAAGTCTCCAACATAAGAATCTGAGGTATTTTCTTCATATACAATTTCTGGAGTCTCAATTAAAACTACAGGTGGATTTGTATTGGTGTATGCAGTTCCTGGAGAAGTTACTGTTATTGAAGATACTGTTCCTCCAACAGAAATTGTAGAAGTTGCGGTTGCTCTGGCAGTTGTTCCATAACCAACAGGATTTGCAATTGTCACTGAAGGTGCTGTTGTATACCCGACACCACCATCAGTGATTGTAATTGAAGTAATAGTTCCTGCAGCAGAAACAACAGCAGTTGCCGAAGCTCCTACAATAACGTCCTGAGAAATGAGAACAATATTTTGTGTATTAAGTGTAGTATTATTTTCCTTTTCGGAATCAAAGAAAGTTCTTACACTTTCAACATAAGCAATCGTGGAACCAATTCCAACAGGTTGAATAACATGAGTGGTTGGATTTATAAGAGCAGAATTTAAAACTCTTGCTTTACTTACAATTTGTCCATTAACAATTTTATCAGACTTTTGTTTGCACCAAGTAACAGATCTACTATTATCTGGATTTCCATCAATACCTGCTCCACTATATGCATTTGTGCTGACAGTATCTGAAGAAATGACTTCATCAACCAATCTCGTTTCTTCTCCTACAATTTTAAGAGTATCTCCCTCTTTGACGGTTTCCAATATATCGCGGAAAACAACATCAATATCACCACTTCCCTTATAAAAGAGAATCTTACACTTGTCGCCATCAAATGAGCCATCTTCTGATGAACCTTTTGGCGCTTCTGAAAATACTAAAGTGCTTCCCCCAGTAAATGTATATCCCTCACCCGGAACCTGAAGAATATCGTTCAAGAATACGAGTAGAGTTGCTTGAACATCAATAGAAGAGCCCTTTGCTGCTCTGATGGTTACCGGGGAATCATTAACACTAATAGTAAAGGATTTTTTCACGCCATCGAATTGACTTTCAATTTTATCAAGAACTTGAAGTTCGCCAAAGTGCCATCCAGAAAATTCATCGGTATCAGTTCTTTCAATGGTGATTTGGAATTCTTCAAATGTTTTTGTTGTATCTGTTGGAATTCCTGTTGAACCACCAATAGGAACTGTTAAAATATGATTTTGTCCATATCTATATCCAAGATTTCTAATTTCAAAATCAATAATACTAGAACCTTGTCCAACAACAATATCAACGGTTGCTTCAGTACCAAATCCAGATGCTGAATCATCACTATAAATTAATGGAATATTTGAATATGAAAGAGGTGAATCAAATAATACAATTGGAGGATTTGATGATGTATATCCAACTCCAGGATTTGTAATTGCGACACTTACAATATGTCCACCACTAATCGTAGCAGTTCCAATATATTCGATGGATGGAGTTCCTATATTTTGAGTTGTTACCCCAACATTAACTATTTGTGAACCAGATCTATATCCAGAACCACTATTTCCAATACTTACTGAAGAAATTGTACCAGCAATAGAAACTATTGCAGTTCCTCCTGCAGATACAAGAGGTTGATATCCAAATCCCCCAGTAGAACCAACAGAAACAATAATGCCACCAACAGGAATAGATGCATTATTTGGATCATATGCAATAGATGTTGCCGAACCAGTAAATGTAATACTACTAATTCCTGAACCTTCGCTCAATGAATAATCTTGTTCAACGGGCAATAATCCAGTAGGTCCTTGGAATATTCCGTTAATCAATATTACAGCATTATTGGTGCTAAATCCAGCGACATTATTTCCATCAGACGTTAAAGTAAATGTTTTTTCTGTTGCATCAAATCCTTGAGAAATGTCATCAAAAACGTAATTTGTTGTATAAGTTTCTGAAGAACTGTTTTCAATTCCAGATCTTAAAAACGCTCTACCTTGGAAAGTTGAGAAGGTTGTAATTCCAGTCCAGTCTCTTTCATCTGGAGGATTAGTTGTGCTACTGATTGGAATAGGACCCTTAGGTGCGGTTATAAAATTGATAGTATTGTCAACAATGTTATAATCACCCTGAATTTTTGTTATAATATCATTTTGAGAATGTGTTGCAATTCCAGTACCCATCCATCCTCGATTTACAAGAATATCATTTGTACTTCCACCATATCCAACTGTGTTAATTTTCATTATTTCATCATTGATTTGAATCAAATCACCACCAAAGAATGAAGTAATTCCGGCAAATTTCAATACATCGGTGGTTCTAGGAGCACTAGTTGATAGTCCGGTTGTAACAGAAGTTGCAACAATTGGAGATTGAATATAATTATCAATTGCAATAAGACATTTTGAATTTTGATTTTTAGCCGTAAATGTGTGGAAAGTTCCAACACCAACACTTGTTATATCAATTGGAACTGGGATTGCACTTAATGCATCTGATGCAGTTGCAGCAAGTTTAATTTGCTGCTCATTTACTTTAATTACATAAACTGATGTTGTTGTAATACCTATCGATGTTTCATCTTCACCATAAGAATAAACTAACTCTTCTCCAGTTACAAAGAAATGTTCTGGGATGGTAATCGTATTTTCTGTGATATTTACAACGCCTGGATCACTCCCATCAAAATTTCTAAGGAAAATTTCTCTTTCTTTATGTCTTAATGTAAATGCTCTTTTAATATCAACATCGGTTCCTTCATAAAATCCATAACCAGCGGTAATTGAAGCATTATTTAAGTCCAGTTCACCTGCCTTGTCCTCATCAGCGTCAATTAAATGTAATGACATTTGAAATACTCTAACTTGAACATCAATTCCAGAAATTGGTGTATAGTGAAGATTGACGCCTCCACCTCCATTAATTCCTGCTCCAATTGTACCAAGCCCAACTGAAGTGATTACATTACCATATTCTGTTAGATAAACATTATTAGAACTATCAATAACAGATATTAACTCGGACATTTCATATCTGTTGTTTGTCGTGTCTTCTACACTAACAATATAATATGCAGCAGCATGATTTGAAGAATAACTTGAAATTGTTGTTATTCCAGGAGAACCTGAAGAAGCGATATATGTTGTTTCACTCTCAATATGAGCAACATCAGATTCGTCAGATGTTCCAACATGAATAGTTCCCCCAACGCCAGCACTAGTTGTGCTTGCAATAGAAATCATCATAGCATTCACTGTGCAAGCAATACCAGCAACAGGATTAAATGAGATATTTACGTTTCCTCCTGAGATTGAAGCACTATATGTTCCAAGTCCAGAAGTTCCAGTTTCATCTAAGGAATCAGTTGATAACTGTCCATATTCTAATATTTCTACATCGGTTCCATCATGAATAACATTTAATTCATCATATTCCAAAATTCCATTATCCGCATCAATTTCCAAAATAATTTTAGAAGTTCTATACGTTGATGCAATAGAGACAATATCAGTTGGAGATGATATTGATTCTACTTTTGATGATACAATGTTAGCAGTATCTCCAAGAGAAGTTGATCCAATCCCACTAATCGAATTATCAATATCAAAACTTACAAGAGTTACATTATAGTTGTTTACTGAATATTTTGTTGGGTAAAATAGTAAACTACCTTCTGTTCCAGAAATTGTAAAATCATAACTACCAAGATCTACAGCACTTTCAACTCTACCATATTGTCCAATTACTGCCTGAGACTTGTTATGAAGTATGGCAACAAATAAAGCCTGTCTCTCATCAGTAAATCTTCTATCGCTAGCAAATGTAAAAATCTTTTTAACTCTTTGATTTATATCAAATTTTGAGACTATTGAGAATCTTGTAGATCTAGGTGTATCATTAAACTGAGTACTAATATCATCTATTATTAAAACTCTATTTCCAAATGATTCAAAATAGTCAGTTAAAACCCTAGTGCTAAAATATATTTCATCTGAAATAGTTCCAAACCCACCAGTTAAAGCGTTTTCGGTTACTAAATCAAAGTATGGATAGCAGTTTAAATCAATTGACCTAGAAACATCAGTTACAACATCAATAGTTGCTCCGTCATAATCAGAATAAACTCCCTGGAAGATTTCATCTTGAGATTCAATGATTAAATCGCTAAACTTTAAGAAACCAGAAGTATGATTTAAAGAACTTACAGCATCGTCCCAAGTTTCAAAAGGAACTTTAGATTTCAATGAGTATGAGAAATTTTGATAATAATTATTATCTGGAAGTCTTTCTGTATTGAAATTTAAAAATCCCGTTTCTTTATTCCAACCTTTTTTAACTATGGATGAAGAATCAGTCTTAATCTCCGCATTAAAATCAATTTTTTTCTTTATATTTCCTTGTGTTTTTGAAGTTTCTCCTATTACTAAATCACCAAGATTGAAATCATCTGTAGTGGAAACTTTTAACAATTCAATTTCATTATTCCAACTCTCAACTTTACCAATCTTACCTCCAGAAAATACATTTTCTCCTAAAATAAAATTATTCTTCTTTAATTTAATATCAAAGATTGGGAAGTCTTTTTCTGCTACAATTTTTCCAGAAGAATTGATGGAATCAAAATTGCCAGGATATTCTCCTTCTGGCAAATAACCATCTAAACTATAGGTGACAATTCCAACACTTCCTCCGATAGGAATATAAACCTTTGTGAGTGTAAACAAAGTATAGTTATATTCAGAAGAATTATATCCATACCCAGTGGTTCCAACACCAACACTTACATTTTCAATCAGAACTTTATCACCTACAGAAAATGGTGCAGAAGTGCTGAATGAAGTATTTAATCCAACTGTTACCTCTTTTGAAGTATTGTCATATGATATGCTGTTTATATTAATTCCATTAGTATTTGACGTTGGAATAATTTTTGGTGTGGTATTATAAATTCCAAAAGTATTTTTTAAAATAGTAACCTTTGTATCGCCAAGTTGATACTTTAAATCAACATCTTTAACTTGCTTACCTGTATAACCATCAATTACAACTAAATTGGGAACTAAGGAATAATTATTTCCTGCGGAACTAATTCCAATTTCTTTGAATGAAGACAAAGGTTCGATTTGTAATATTTCCGAAAGATTTAAAACAGGTCTTAGAGTATTATCTGTTGGATAATCAAAACCAATATCATCAATTTCCGTTGAAAGTATTTTTCCAATAGATGTACTTGATGGCTCTAAAATAGAACCTACCCTGTTTGGATTGGTGGATACTCCAACTATAGTGGAAACACCAACCACATTTTCATAATTTGTTCCTTTATATGTGAGTTGTATGTTCTCTATACTACCATATGCTGTTGTAGAACTAGTGGTATATCTTAATATTGCCTCTGAAGAAGAATATGAATTTTTTTCTGGAATCTGAGGTAGATTGTATGCAAATGTTGTTGTAGTTCCAATTCCAGTAACAGAAAAGTTTCCAGAATATAAACTATTGACAATATCAATTTTATTACTTCCAGAAACTTCAGTGTCAATTATAATTTGTTTTTTATTGCTGGAAATGAATTCGATATTTATTGGCGTAAATTTGTAATATAATCTTTCTGGTGTATTTTCACTAATAGAAAGAAATAGTGATGCATTAGTACTTATTCCAACTGTTCCAATTTTTGATACTTCAAATGTTCTTGTTTTTCCACTAGAATCAAATTGATTATTGAATTTACTATCAATATAAAGATTTAAATCAAATGCGGAATATAAAGTAGATCCGCTAAGAGATGAGAGTGATGAATCTGATAAATCAAATTTTAGTGTACTTCCTTTATATGCATTTATCGGTGGATTGATTGCAGATAAAGCACCAGAGGATGAAGATGAAATGTCAATAAATTCTGGAGTAAATCGTAAAGATTGATATCTATTAGCACAGAGTTTTATTTTATCTTTACTATATCTAAAGATATAGTAAATTTTTTCATTTTCTAATCCTCCAGAAGGAATTGATGCAGTATGAATAACCTTATCGCCCGTATTAAATCCGTGATTATCAATTGCTATTGTATTTTCTGATACGTCTACATCACCAGATACAAATGATTTTGGATTAAATACAATCCTTCTATTATAATCATTATATTGCACAGTAATTGTTGTCGTAACGCCAGAAACAACCTCAATATCAACATCATCACCCAATGAAAGTCCATGAGTAGATGCAGTAGCAACAGTAACAATATTTTTTACTGCTTCTGCTGTCACAACATTTGTTTTAATAGTTTTAAAACTATGATTTACTCCAGTTCCAATACCAGTCAAATAAAGTAAACCATTACTTGCTGTCGTGCTTGCAATTCCAACAAAATTTCCTGTGCTACCTAATCCAACTTTAAAGGTTGATATGCCAATTAAATCTTTCGATATTTTTGCAACATAGAGTGGAGTATCATTTCCAAATCTAAAAGTTGTAACACCTGTTGGATTTGTTGCAACTTCTATAGATTGTCCGCCATTGTTGTTATAACTTATAATATCACCAGTATTTAATTTATGATTTGGTAAATAAATAGATCTGGTTGGAATAAAAATTTCTGTTATACCAGCTCCTGGATTAGAAAATGAAATAGTAATTCCAATGCCAACTCCAGAAATAGTTCCGATACCTAAAGATTCGGATGGATTGAAATAAATTTCTTTATTAAAATTAAATTTTACTTTATTTTCTGGTAAAGAATCAAGAGTAAACTTTCTAGAAATTTCTTTTAGTACCGTAGAAGCAGTGTGTGCAGATGATACCGTCCCATTCACAGATCTTAAAACTCTAATTCTAGAGTTATTGGTATCAATATTGAGTACTTTTACTTTTTCTTCTCCAATTTCAAGAATATCATTTTCTCTAATTGAAAGTAACTCATTTCCGAGAGAACCAAAAATATTAAAATATGTAACAATGCCTGTTATTCCTGCAGTACCAACTCCAATGCTTAAACCAAATCTTTCTGTAGAAACTCCAATGTTAAAACTTCTTTGAAGACTATTGATTGAAGTATTAAATCCAGAAAGAGTTACCAAATCTAAATTAGAAAAATTATGTGGTGAACTAGAAAAGGCAACGTAAGAACCATTAGAATTATATGGGACAATTTCCAAAGAAGATACAGTAGTAGATGCAGCACTAATGTTAGTTACTACTTTTCCTCCAATTTTAGAAACTTTTGCCTTTGCTGGTTGAACTCCAGATAAAGACTCAAATATAATCTTATCATTTACTTGATATCCAGTTCCTCCAGTAAGAATACCAATGCTATCAATTGAACCTTTTGATACCGCATTAACATTGACTGTTTGAGTTCTTATTTTATTTGGTTGATATAAAAAATCATAATATGCGGTACTTTCATTCAGATGATATGGAGTAGTATTTCTAAACCATTCGGAAGAATTTAAATCATATGATATTTGATTTGAAGAATAATTAAAATTAAATGCATTTGGTTTAGATTTAAATGTATTTCCGATTAAATATGGAAAAACTGGAATTTTATATTTTGCAAAAGCGCCAGATCCTTCTATACTACCACTATTAATAGTCGCAAAATAAGCATAAGTTCCATTTGGATAATCTGGGGTTATACAAAAGCGTCCATTGTGCTCATCAAGATCTCCATTGTTCGTAAATTCAAAATCCTCAATAAAAAATCCCAAATTGAATTGTCCAGGACGATTTGGTTTTTCAATTTTCTCATAGCTAGATTCCATTGCCTTAATAACACCACCAGACTTAGTTGAGAATCCATATGGACCATAAATTGGATTTCCGTCATATGCCCATCCTATAATTGGTGAGTGATAACTTGACGTTATTTCTTCATCATTTACTTTTTGAAGATCAAAAACACCATACTTTGTTTGATTATCTTGACTCTTCCCATAAAGAGATTCTCTTAATTTTCTTGGTGCATATAAATGAGCAAATTGAACTCCAAAGTCTTCATTTATAGATGGAGACAGAATTCCATCATCATCTGTTATAATATTCAAATATTTTTCAAATAAATTAATCGTCCATGATTGAAGGTTTGCACTAAACTTAGCACCAGAACCACCAGGGATTATATCTATAATTGTAGTTTTTTCTTCATATCCCAATCCACCACTATTAATTTTAACCTCAGTAATTTTTCCATCAATTATTACAGGAGTTAATTTTGCATAATCTCCAGTTCCAGATACAACTAAATCTGGAGGCGAATTATAACCACTTCCTTGATTTGTTACGAGAACTTCTATTATTTGTCCATTGTTAACAATGGGTAATAATTCTGCTCCAGAACCACTTGATACTGTAAATACTGGTTGTCTGTTATACCCAATAATCGTAGATGCACCATATCCAATTCCACCATCCACAACTTGGACAGATTCAATTTCCCCTCTGAATACTGGTTGCAATTGTGCATTAAAATCTTGCCCAGAAAAAGTAGTAACTCCAATTTCTCCAATAATATTCACACTAATTGGTTCATAATTGAATGTATGAGTTCCAGAACCAATTGAGGTTAAATTAACATACTGTTTCGTATCAAAATAGAAAGATTTTGTAGTGGTGCCAACACCAACAGAAGATAGTTTAAAATTATCTGAATCTACGACGGTAACATAATATTGGGTGTTTGTGGCAATTCCTCCAATTGCTGAGCCAGAGGTAGAATACTTAATAATTTCTCCAGAATTATATCCATGATTTGAAATTTGTATCTGATTTAAAGAAGTACTAATTCCTGAAGAAGAAACATTTCTTTCTTTATTCTCATAACCAAATCCAGAATTTTCTACAACAATATTTGAAATAATTTGTTTTTTGTCAAATGATTGAATCCTATGTACACCAACACCAAATCCAGTCAAAGACACAGTGTTTAATCCAGATATAGCATCTCCCTCTGTGTTGAATAATTTAATTGTTGATGCATCAATTGTTTTTACATAATACTGTGCATCTGTCACTATTCCTGCAACTGCAGTTTGTCCATCCGTTTTATAAATTATTTTCTCAAAATTTCTAAATTTATGATATGTCGAAAATCCAATTGTATTCTCGGTGAGGGAAACTCTTGCAGATTCTAATGTAGAATTAAATGGGACGGAGTGATTAATAAATTTAGTATTAACGATTGCCTTTGCTCCACTACCATTTCCTCCAGTTATTGTAACTATTGGTTTAGAAACATAATCAAATCCAGAATCTATGACATCAATTCTTTTCAGAGATCCTTTTATTGAACAAACTGCAGTTGCTCCCGTTCCAACATCATCAGAAATATTAAAGTATGGTGGATTAATAACATCATAACCAGATCCTTTAGATGATACTGTTATTCCCTCCAAACTGCCATAGTAAACAGCATTTTCTGATTTATAATTTAAAATTTCAACACCATTTATAAGAATGCCAGTTTTCCCCGGTTCAGTTACATAAGTTCCACTTTCATTGTCAGGAGATTTAATTTCTCTCAATAAATTTTGATGCTCTATATCTTTATTATTAAAATCTTTGTATTGTAAACTATTTGCTGTTACAATTCCAGAAACGGATACATAATTTTCATTATAAAGATTAGCTTGACTTGTAGATAATTTAAATTGTGTCGAATTTAATCTCCTAATATAATAAACTCCCTCTTCAATATCAAATCCACTAGTGACATTAAATCCAAACTGAGAATCTTGATAAGTGTACTTATTATAATAAACAGGATCTCCAGTTTGATATCCATGATCATTAACATCAGTTACTGTAAATGTGTCGCCATTATATTCTCCATTTAATTCAATTTTTCTATCATAAAAATCTAGAGGTTGATTATAATATCTTGGAAGTGAAGAAGATGCTACGATTAAATCTTGATTAAATTTAACATAAGTATTCTGAACATTTGCAAAATAATTTTCAATATAAGAATACTGAGAAAGTGTTGAATCTACTTTTGGTTTGAGTATATTTCTTTGAACTACAAAAGATGATCCATTTAAAGTTCCCTGTCCGGAAATAATAAAACTATATTCATCTATTATTCCGACAATTGTTGTATTATTAGTAGTGAAAGTAGAGTCAGTAATACTAATAGAATCACCGACTCTAAAATCATTTTTAGAATACGTTGTTACCCTGTATGAAGGCACAGATGCATCAGATATACTTACATTTTTTACATCGAATTTTGTTGAGATATTATATAACCATCCGTCAGTTTTAGGACTAGATGTTGTAATGCCAAGAGATTTAATTCTCGCAGTGTCATTTTTCGAATAATAATAAGTATCGCCAAAAATAATTGGTTCGGATAAAACGGAACCAATTCTCATTTCCACTTTTGTAGTTGTTCCAACTCCAACATATCCATATGCATAAACATTTAATCTTAAATCACTTTCTGGGTTAATAGTATATCCATTAGAAATTCCAATAGTAGAAGTATTGGCAACTCCAACCCCAAAAAACTGATTTACTGATTTAGATCTATAAGTTAATATTCCCGTGGTTCCATCAGAATAAGTTACTGAAAGTTCGCCTGTATCTGGAAATCCTACAGTCGAATCTACATCAAGAATAGAAGAACCACCAGATATCTGTGTTATAACTTTTGTTTTTGGATGAACAGAAAATTCCCCCAAAATACTTCCATCAAAAGTAATATCTTTTGAATAATCAAAATCAACACTTAATTTATAAAATGTTTTATTATCATAGACTAATTTTTCAACATCAGTGATTGATGCATAAGACTGCGGAATATTATATGAGGAATATTCATCCTGGAATAAAGTTTGATTTCTAAGATTTGCTGGATTTCCAGTAATCGCTTCAACTACTAAATCTTTAGTTACTCTAAATTGTGCATCAGATGGTTTGAATAAAAAATCTTTTGGTTTTATGACTTCTACTTTTTCTCCATATAATGCACCAAAAAGAATTTTAAATGAATCATCCGTTCCTTTTGATTCATAAAAATCTTTAGTTCTTGATATGAAAAGTTTTTGATTTATAGAATCATCAATATCCCTATCACTAAATCCTGGAGTAAATTGATATTTAATTTTTGTTAAAAACTCTTCAAGTAATAAGTTACTTAAATTTATTACTTGAGATCCTTGGGTATGTTGCTCTATTTCAGATTCAGAGAATGTAAGCTTATCTGTGGCATCTAAACTTTTATATGAAGTTACTCCACTGAATCCTCTAATACATCCAGTAAATGAATTATTTGTTTTATCGGTATAAAGAATTATTTCATTATCAATTTGAATCAATCCGTATTTTTCTGGGAACTGGTATGTCCCTAAAATATTCTGACTAATATCAAATTGAACGTTAATCGTAGTATCAGTAAAATTCACATCATCAAGAAGTAATGTTGAATTTGTGTTTCCTGTTAATGCTTCAAGTTTTAAATACTGATCAATATTTTGTATTAAATCAACAGGAGCACCAAGATATTCTTGAGAAATATAATATTGTTTTAAAAAATCAACAATCAATGGGAAATCTTCCCTAACAAAAGTTGGAAGTTGATTTTCTACAATATCTTGAATTTGTACTCTTTTTAAATCTGTTGATATCATCTTACGACATTAATAGTTTGAGAGAAATGTTGTGGCAGTTGGTTGTGTAGTTGTGGTAGTTGTAGAACCATTGGTTCTTACTGCAACTCTTCCACGAACTAAACTTCCATTCGTATAACTTGAAGAAACAATATAGTTTGAACCTGATATGTCATTTCCAGAAGAAATTCTATCTGAGATGGAAGAAATAGATGTGTTATTAATATCTAGTTGCAAATAAAGATCCTGTAATCCGATTACATCATTTGAATATGGAACCGCAGATATCTCAACAAGAGGAAATCCTCTATTAAGTGATGTTGATGTTATGTTAATTGGATTTAACTTGACTTCGCCTTTAATGTAATCAATCGTTCCTACATTTCTCCTTATTATCACTGGTTGAGTTGGCGAATCTAATCTAAACAGATTTACAATACCAGTCTCAAGTCCCATATTTGGCGTATCTGATAGATAAACTGTTCCGGGAATTCCACTTACCGTAAATCCTGAGGATTTAATATTATATCCTGCTCCATACGCAGGAGAGTGTCCATGATTTTTAATATAAAATCTATTTCCAAAACAAATCTCATACTCTGCAAAACTATTTAATGCTACTCTCAAATCCCTTCTCATCACAATTGTTGTAATGTTAGATGTGATAGCATTATTACTATCATCAATCATTTTTAAAAATTTACTATATTTAAATCTCGCACCAAATTTATTCAGTTCACTTGAATCTGCATATCTCTCTATATTTGTATTCACAATACTTGTAATGGCATTTGCGGATTTTGCCAAGTTGGTATTATAATAAACATTTACATCTGGTTCAATATAAAGATATTTTAAGTCAATAATTTCTGGAACAATGCCAGCAACAGAATATTGCTTTAAATCTCTTTTAATATTATCCTTAATCGTATTTGACAAATACGCACCATTAATTGGTTTAATACTAATAAAAACTTTACCAAATTGTGGAGGACTTAATTCCTCTCCACCAAATACAGAGATTGATTCTGTTTCTGAATATATTGAAGGAACTATAGATTCATAGTCTGCTGCTGTGACTGCTCTATTTTGAGATGCATATATTCTTGATGCATACTTTTTAACAGATTCTATTCCTTCAATATTCGAACCACCAAATGAAGCAGTATTTACTGTAACAAGTGATAATCCAGAACTAATCGCAGTTGCTTCTCTAGAAGATGTTAATTTTCCAATAAAATTAAATTGATCGATATTATTTCCATTCTCGCCGTTATTTACAAGATAAGATATCTCAATATAATTTGGTGCCTCTAATTTCTTACCAAAAATTCCATCACCAAAAATCAGTTCATATCTTTCATCTTCAATCTCTTGAACCCAAAATACAGGAGAATCTGAAGTAATTCCAAATAAACTATCTGCTTGTCTATATTTTCTACTAATATCTGAGAATTGATTTGGTCTTACTGTAACTCTAATTGTTGATGTATCAATATCTGAGTTTGGAAGAATAAATCTTTGATTTGGCGTATATGAATCAAGAGTGAAATTTGTTGTAATATACGTCCCCTCATATACATCAATATTTTCGAATAATGCAGTATCTTCTAAAACTTGAACGGTAATATCGTCAAGAATGGAGAAGGTATAACTTTCGTTTCCAAAAACATTTGATGTTAAAACTGAACCTTTATTTAAAGTAACAACTTCTGGTTTTGTTGTATATCCAGATACATCAACAAAGAAAGATATATTCGCTCGCGCAGATTTTTTAGATCTTGGGACATATCCAATATTACGTGCCAGAGACACGACATTCTCTCTCAGAGTTGCGGAATCAATGAATACCTCATTTGATACCATATTGGCATTATATGAGGTAATGTACGTATTGTATGCAAGAACATCTATAATAACTGACAGATTGGATCCTTCAAAATCATAGTCAGTAAAATTTGAATTCGATCTAAGGTAATCCTTAATCGAAGTTTTGATTTGATCGAAATCTAAATTGGCAAAATTAACTAATGGCATTATCGTGTCGGCTGTAATGCAAATGATAATTGCTGAGGTTGAGCATCAATTCCTATTATATAATAACGAATTGTGATATTAAGTTCTCCATTATCATAATCAGGAGAAGAATTGACGGATATTAATTCGACTCTGGGTTCATAATTATCAATAACATTTTTAATTTCATCTTTCACGGATGATGCAGTAATATCATCCAGATTTTCAAATAGTAATCCATTAACTCTTGAACCTAAATTATTATTAAAAAATCTTTCACCTTGATTGGTAAGAATTAAATTACGAATCGAGCGAGCAATTGCAGTTTCATTTTTAGTCGCAATTAAATCATAGGTTAATGGATTAACCTGAAAGGACATACTAATGTCTTTAAATGCTTTGCTAATGCGCTCGACGGGCATTTAATAATACAATTCTGTCTTATTTATCATTCATTTATAATCTTTCTTTCTTGAGCAGTTTTCCAAAAGTATTTATTTTTATTAATTATGATTCTGCAATTTTTGTTACTTCATACATAAAATCATCAGATGTTTCAATTTTGCGGCGATTTTCTACCGAATATTCGGTTAAATCAATTTCATATCCTGGATTTTTAGTAATTCTGTTTTTTGTCCATGCATCATCGTACCATAATATCTTATTGTTTGGATATGCATAAAAATTACCGTTATCCATTTTAAAGAAATGGGCACATTTATGTTCAGGCGTTTCACTAAAGTTAGTATTAAGTATGGATTTTGATTCCCATGACCAATCAAGAGTAAACATATAAGTTCCTTCATTCTTTTCTCCACGATAATTGATAAGTTCAGCACGTTTAGAATCTAATCTTGAACGTACCTGAACGTCAATATAAGGAGAAAAGCAATCCCACCACATACATTCCTCTAGTTTTGGAATGGGAGCATCAGATTTCCAGCAGAATGCATGAATTGGTCTACGTGTCCAATTAACTCCGTTTTCTAAAAATGCCTCAAAGAGAGGTACACGCTTCTCTAAGGATGCTACGGAGTGTAAGTCACATAAAGTTACCTCTCCATGACCTTTTTTATGATTATATAGAAATTCATCACGAATATAACAAGTAAATGTAGGTAAGTTATGATTTAGATATGCCATATATATATAAAAAAAAAAAATTAAAAAAGCAGAGGGAAGACCTCTGCTTTATCTATATTATTATTTTCCTTGTCCACGATATTTTTTCTTTCGTCCATTACGAGAAGAAGCGGAAAGCAAAGTATTTTGTGAATTACCTTGACGAGTCTTCTTCGGTTTTCCGGGATTATAATTCCCACCTTTCATCATTGCCATAATAAACCTCTAATCAAATAATACGAGTTTTTTCGTGTCCAACACGAATACGAGGATCGCACCAAATCTCAAATCCTGCATCTTTTGCATCAAGACAGAATGAAACATCTTCACCACACATATCTTGAACATCACCAGATTCAAAGACTTGCATCTTTGGAGCAAACCATGGATACTCAAGATTTTCAAAAACACCTTTCTTAATCAGTACCCAACCAAAACCTGTATAATCAACAGTAAATGGTTTACGACGTTTGCTGATGGATTCTACAGTTTCATGATTCATGACTCCACCATTCTTGCGGAAATCATCTTCTTCTAACCAATGTGCGACAGATGTTGTGCGTCCATCTTCTGTTGCATACCACCCAGCAACAACTTCCTTTTCTGTGCCATCTTCAGAGATTGACATATCACAAAGTTGCCAGAACTTGTTTGTATCAAAGACAATATCCGAGTCAATCCAAAGTTGATAATCATATTGTAGTTTACCATCCCATGGAATTTGCTTCGGTCCACGCAATACATTTGCACCTAGACATTTACAACGTGCAAAATTAACCATCGATGAGTAATCTTGACTAATCTGAATACTCATTCCATTTTGTACCAAATCAAAACAGAGCTGTACAAAATTCTTTAAGAAAATATATGAACAACCCCTACCTGGAAGACAAAAAACAATACTCTTGCCTTTCATCCGTTCTTTAATTGCATTATAGTCCCAATCCTCAGTATTCTTTTTGGGTGGGACAGTCTTTACAGTAAATCCTTTTGCCATAAGTTTGAAGTAACTTCAGTTCAATTTTAACAGTCTATATATCCTTTGTCAATATGATGGTGCCCCTGAAGGACTATTTGTTTCCATTAAAGGAAATACTTCCTCATATGATAAATCCTCAATCATATAATCAGTTTTCATTAAACCAACCATATTATTGAGCTGTTCCCAAGTATGTTTAAATTCATTCTCCTTTAATGAATGAAATAAACACTTATCCTTTGCATAAATGTGATAAACCTTTTCCATTAGATTTTTTCCTCCGGAATTTTTTATAGAATTTTCAATTCGTTACAGCATTATATATCACAACAAACATAATACCTATCAATACTCCAAGGGGGCGGATAACCTTACCTGGATATCGTATACACCAACCCGCTAATACAACTCTCCAAAAGTTCCAATATGGGCGCTTCTTTTTCATAATAAATTTACTTCCGGAATTTTTTTATATAAGTGATATATAGCTCTCGATTTGTCACCTCTGTAGGTTAGGGTAGTTAGGGGTTTTTATATACGGGGCATCGCTTCGCTTATTATAATAACCCCACAATAAAAACACTGTTTATTACTAATACTGACGGATTACGATTAGACGGTATTAGTAATAGATAACGATTAGAACAATGTGATATTATGAATAGGTGTGGGGGTTAAGTAATACTTAGTGCCCCCACGGTTTGTATTACATTAGAACTGAATTTCTTCCTCCTGAGTGTTATCCATATCGGTAACGATAGCATCAAGAATCTCAAGAATTTCGGTGCCAGTGTTACCTTGACGGAGCATACCAAGAGCAATCGAACGAGTGTACATAACGAAGAAAAGTGTAAAGAACTGTTGGTGCTTTTAATGTCATTCACCAGGACAATGTGTGAGTGATACTTAAGTCAGAGATCTTGCATCATCTCATTGACTGCAATCCC